GTCCAGCATCATCGGGAAAATAACAAGGCACAAGCTTGATCTAAATCTTGTGCTTTGAGAACAGTCCGAACAGAACATGCCAAAACGCCTTGTCATACACGTAGGCTAACTCTCCGAAGTACTGTATGTACTTCTTCAAAAGAGCGTTGCCTATTATATACAACCAGGGCTCGAGCGCACTCTGTTTTACTGTTTGTGGGGCCTTTAAACTAAATGGCCTTACGTCATATCCCGCGAGGTAATCACCCCCGCACGACTCTCTGAACTGCTCATCGGCGAAAAACGATTTTTCTTCGTTTATTAAAAAGCCGACGCCTGTCATCACCTCCATATACTGGGTGGCGATTAAGGTTGGTACGATGCAGTCATCACCGAACACCGAGCACCTTTTCTGGCATTCCCACGAAGGGAACACCGAGTTGGTACCCGGATTCTCGGCAGTGAATAACACCGCAACAGCATAGGTCCAGAAGACTAGCGTTTCAAGCGGAAAAGTAACCGCATTGCCCATTGTACTGAACATATTCAGTTCGACTTTTTCCCCACTAATTTCAGTGGAGGTCGTTCTGGTTAGTGAACAGTACCTAAACCATCTAGGAGGTATTAACCACCCATACAGCTCAGTTGAACCACAATCGCTTGCCGAAGACCAGTCTAACGTTGCATTTTGCATTGTTATCGAGGACCACATAGCTAGTTTCTTGTGTAGTTCGGGTAAAATCGCTACGTCTAAGCCTACCTTTTTCATGCGCTTGTACATCATCATCATTAGTCCCTGCTGTAAAAACATATTGCAGGTTCCTTCAATGGCAATAAAGCGATTAATGGAGGCATTCTTTGGGACTGTTGTAGCACGAGACGACTCGATCACTGTAAACCACGCGTCGAAGTTTTGACACGTTTGTACAGGAAGATTGTTCATTTCCTGTATAGCGTTGAGAAGAGAATTATCCCAACGTAGGTATTGAGTGAAGAGTTCTATGGCGTATTTAGTCCCCGTCATAGGCAGAGTGAACTTTTGTTCCGGGCTAGTATCCATATAGGGTACACCCAGACTCGAGCCCACGGAGTTTTTACATTCCGTGAACCATTCATCTACCGTAAAACTACTGAGCACATTGTGCATTAACGACCTAGCCCGAATGTGGATTTTGTCCACATCTGACATCGCCCTTGAAATCTTACTGCCGGGTACTGGAAAAGAAGTTACAAGCTTTTCTCTCACCGCAGACATGTGAAGATTGACCGCCGCAAATTTCGCATAGGTCTTATCATCAAGGGTTTTCGGATCAACAGTAGAAGGTGTAAACTTTTTTAGGAGTTCATTGACCTGACGGTTAAACGCGTAAAGCGTTACGTCATCATTGAGGCAATACACATGTTGAGCCTCTCTGAAATCTCGTTCAATTGCCTGGTGCACCGCTGTTGCGACAACATCAGGGTTAAAAGAGCGTGTAGCCTTTTTAATTTTCTGCTTGTCTTTTTGCATTGGAATATCTCCAGTTATGTAAAAGATGGTACCTTAGCTTCTCCAGAATAGGAGGTTAAACTAAGAATGGAGTGGTACTACAAGTGGAGCTAAGACTCAGATCGACTTTCGATCTGAATCTCTCCCTCAGAGCAGAAGGGCCAGCAAGCCACGTCGGAAATTTTCACCGACAGAAGCAGCGCTGACACAATAAATACTACCCTTAGAGTTATCCACAGGGGATCCGGAAACATCTCTCGGATCCTACCTTAGGCGGCAGACCCGTCATCTCAGAATTCCTGGAAATCAGAGTCGGTTAAAATACCGCACGCTAACACACGCATTGACAGCTTGTCTGCTTCCGAAGTTTCGGGTGCAGTCGCTTGCTC